GATTACGTTCGACGTCAAGGCGGACACGCAGGGCATCGCGTGGCTGCGCATGCGGCTGCCGAGCGGTCGCTACCTGTGCTACCCGTCCCCAGAGGTGTCACCCAGCGGCAGCATCACGCATGATGGCATGAACCAGTACACCCGCAAGTGGGAGCGCCTCGACACCTATGGCGGCAAGCTGACGGAGAACGCGGTGCAGGCGATCGCCCGCGACGTCTTCATGTCTGGCATGCTCCACGCCGAGACTGAGGGGTACGAGGTCTGCATCCGCGTCCACGACGAGCTGGTCTGCGAGACGCCGGACGACCCTGCCTACACCAGCGACCGTCTGGCGGAGCTGATGTCCACCAACCCAAGCTGGTCTGCGCGCCTGCCTTTGGCGGCGGCTGGGTTCGAGACCAAGAGGTATAGGAAGGACTGACGTGACGCCCGCAGGACGCCTACAGGACCACCTGAAGCACGTCGTGCAGAAGAGTGGGGGTCAGTACCGCAAGGTGCGCTGGGAGGGCCGTAGGGGCTGCCCAGACTGCTTTGTGTGGTGGACGTGGCCCAAGGCGGCCTTTATAGAGATCAAGGCGGACGCCGATCGCGTCAGCGGGCACCAGCAGCGGGAGATCGGGCGCATGCAAGACGACGGTATTCCGGTCTTTATCGCTCGGACGATAGAAGAAATCGACGAAATAGTGAAAAAAGTGCAGAAAGGGGTTGCAACCTGACGTTGCATATGCCACTAAGGGGCATCAGCAACGAAGGATTAAGACCATGGCATACATCGAAAACGAAGCCCGCTACGAAGCCGCTATCAAGGCGCGGATCAAGATAAACCGCGCCAAGACTGGCCGCGCCAAGTGGTTTGCCGCGCATGAAGACGCGCAGATACTCTGTGACTGGTTGTTCAACGAGGGTGAGTTCGGCAAGCAGAGCTGGCTGCTGGACCCGCTCTGCCACATGGAAGACGGCTACCCTGAGCACCGCTTCGAGTTGAATGGCCGTAACTATCGTTGCAAGTGCAAGCGCGTTAGCCACCCGCTATCGTTCTATGCTCGCGGTGAGTTCCTCGACAATATGCGCGAAGCTATCGAAAACTGGGGCGGCCTGACCGATGGCCAGCACGCCGCCGTCGCTAAGTCGTTTGCCAACGCAAAGGACAAGCTGGCCGGTCGCGAAGCTGCCCGCGCCGAAGCCAATGCCGCCGATGCTAACACCAACCACGTTGGCACGGTCGGCGAGCGTTGCGACTTCGACCTGACCGCCGAGCGCACGCACAGCTTCGATAGCCAGTTCGGCACGGTCTACATCACGATCTTCCGCGACGCTGACAACAACGTCATCGTCTACAAGGGCAGCATCGCGTTTGAGCGCGGCGAGAAGGTGCGCGGCAAGGCCACCATCAAGGCGCACGAGTTGCGCGACGGCGTGCCGCAGACCATCATTGCGCGGCCCAAGTTTGAGGAGGTGCAGTGACCAAAGCGTTCAAGCCACACGACTATCAGGAAGAGGCCCTCGCGCACCTATACAAGGAGCGCAGGGCAGCCCTGTGGATGCCGATGGGCGGCGGGAAGACCGTAACCACCCTGACGGCTCTGGAGGCCCTGTCCGTGGTCGAGGAGGTCTATCCGGCCCTTGTGCTTGCCCCGCTGCGCGTTGCGCGCACGACGTGGCCTGACGAGGTCGAGAAGTGGCCCCACCTGTCGCACCTGCGCGTCAGCGCCATCACAGGGACGCCGAAGCAGCGCGAGCGTGCGTTGGCCAAGGAGGCCGACATCTACACGACCAACTATGACAACCTTGTCTGGCTGCGCAAAGAGCTGGGCGACGCGTGGCCGTTCAAGACCGTGATCGCGGATGAGTTCACCCGGCTGAAGTCTTTCCGGCTACGGCAGGGCGGATCTCGCGCCCGCGCCTTGGGTCAAGTGGCGCACACGCACGTCAGCCGCTTCATCGGTCTGACAGGCACGCCTGCGCCAAATGGCGTCAAGGATCTGTGGGGCCAGATCTGGTTCCTCGATCAGGGCGAGCGTCTGGGCCGCACGTTCAGTGCCTTCGAGCAGCGGTGGTTTCGCAAGGGGTATGACGGCTACAGCCTCGTGCCTTATGATCACACGCAGACCGAAGTGGAAGAGAGGCTCAAGGACATTTGCCTGACCGTGCGCGGTCTGCCAGTCGACGAGCCGATCAACAACCCGATCTACGTCGACCTGCCGCCCATGGCGCGCAAGGTCTATAACGAGATGGAAAAGGAGATGTTCTCCGTCCTGAACAACGAGGGTGTCGAGGCGGCTAACGCTGCCGTGCGGACGCAGAAGTGCTTGCAGCTTGCCAACGGTGCGCTGTATATCGACGACAACGGCAACTGGGAGACGGCTCACGATGCCAAGCTGGACGCGCTGGATAGTATCATTGAGGAAGCCAATGGCGCGCCTGTGCTGGTGGCCTACAATTTCAAGCACGACTTGGCCCGGCTACAGAAGCGTTACCCTAAAGGCCGCGTCTTGGACACTGACCCTGACACGATCCGGCAGTGGAACCGAGGGGAAATTGGGTTACTATTCGCTCACCCTGCGTCGGCGGGGCACGGGTTGAACCTCGCCGACGGCGGCAACATATTGGCGTTCTTCGGGGTCAACTGGAACCTCGAAGAGCATATGCAGATCATCGAGCGCATAGGGCCGATGCGGCAGAAGCAGGCGGGCTACGATCGTCCGGTCTTTATCTACCCGATCCTCGCCCGCGACACGGTCGACGATCTCGTCATGGATCGCCTCACGTCGAAGAAGAGCGTGCAGGAGGTTCTATTGGAAGCGTTAAAAAGGAAAAAGAAATGAGCAAGAGCTTTATATGCAGCACCTGCGCTGTCGAGCACGACACGGTGACGCTGGCGCTGGAATGCTTCCAGTCGCATGAGGAGGCGGCAAAGATGCCAGAGCCGAAGGCCGCCGAGCTGCTGGGCCGCGCTGCGGCGCACATGCACGATCGAGCGTCGACCTATGACGAGCCAGAGGGCGAGCGGTCGATGGGCAAGATCGTGACGGCCTTCAACGCCATCACAGGCCGCGACCTGACCGAGAGTGAGGGCTGGATGTTCATGCAGCAGGTTAAGCTGGTGCGGCTGTTTACGCGCAGCGAGTATCACGCCGACAGCGCCGAGGATAATATTGCCTATGCCGCGTTGCTGGCCGAAGCGAAGGGAGACGGACGTTGATGCTTACCTTAATGGACCCTGAAAACTGCCCAGACACAGACATGTATCGCGAGCTGCTCTGGTTTGAGACCGTGTGCCGTATCAAGCGCATCAGGCGCACGACAGAAGAAGAGGTGCGTTCGTTTCTGCGGGACGAGCGGGGACGCCCTGACTTAGCCGACGCGTTCTCTACTTCTTATCTTTTTCCAGAAGACCCTCAAGAAACCTGAGCGTTCCGTAGTCAAGGACGCCGCCTTGCGGCTTCATCTGCATGGCGCGCAGAGGTGACTTAGTGCCGGGCTGAACGCCTACAGGAAAGTCGAACGGGGTCTCATATTTAAGAGCCGCCATGACGTCAGGGGATAGGCCAAGAGCGCCAATGTTTTCCTTCAGTCTTCCCACACCACGACCGGGGATCGAGTAGTTGTAGGACGCGTGGGACGAGGGTGACGCGCCGAACCTTGGGTCGATGATGCCGACATTGCGAAGTGTTGTCAGCGGAGTGTTTATTTGGTCAAGGTCGGTCGAGGCGTATATCGCCTCCCCTTCCCCAAGACCGCCGCGATTACGATATTTGTCCATCAATGTATTCAAAGCGCCGCGCGCCTTGCCAGTGACGGTCATAAACATTTCAGCGCTGTCGGGATCTTCAAACCCACGCCAGTTTGGCAAGATTTCCTTGATGCCAGCGGCGAGTGCCTTGCGATCCGCGCCTTCCATCGCTGCATCGGCGTAGCTGTATTGGACGCCGCGCGGCATGTGCGAGAACTTTACCGCTTTCGGCCCCATCGTCCACGGCATGTACAGGACGTCTTTGCCTGTCATCTGTTGTAGCTGATCCGCAAGCTCTACGTGCCGTTCAGCAGGGCCGCGCTCGGACGCCCAGACAGAGCCGGGGTTGTCGAACATATAGTCTTGGCCGCCACGGCGACTGAACGGGACGCGGAACCTTACATCGTTGATCGCGGTGATGTCGTCACCCGCTGCCGCAAGGTCGGACATGGATGTGATGTACGGGTAGCCTTCGTAGTCAAAGATGCTGACCTCTGGCGCGGGATCGGTAATGCGCGGGGCCAGCTCTACTTCGAGGTTAGCGATCTTGCCCAGTTCGCCTTTTCGGCTCTCTATGCGCGGGTCCGTCGCCACGTCCGCAGGACGCACAGAGTACGGGCTAGGGGGTTTGGTGTTTACGTTTGGCGTGTCAGATCCCGACAGGCGTTGTGCAGCCGCCCGCCACTCTGCCAGCGGCGCGTCTGACGGTATCATGCCTTCAAGCCTGCGAGCGACGTCGGAGCCGAACTCAAGCGCGACTTCGTGGATTGGGTTTGCGATGCCCTTAACGACGGGTTTTGCTTTAGGTTTGGGCGTCTTGGATTTAGGCGTAACAACCTTGGCAGCAGCCTTGGCAGCAGCCTTGGCAGCGGCCTTAGCGGCAGCCTCTTTTGCGGCCTTAGCGGCGAAACGCGACGCGATACCCATCGTTACTTCCCTTTTTTCTTGACGGCGTATTTACGCGGCTTTGCAACACGACCGCCACGCGCTTTGGCAAGATCTGGGTCGTCAGGATCATATGTGCCACGATTGCCGATGGCCGACTTTAACTGCCGCTCAGGATCGAATACGGCAAACTCTTTTTCCCCACCCGGAAATGTCAGAGAAGTTGCGTCGTAGCCACGCTGGCGGATGTCATTCGTCCAGTCGTCTATTTTATCCTGTGACATGAAGCGCAGCATGTTTTTCTCGTCAAGCGTCATGCTGTACGGGTTTTGGATGTTTGCGTAAACGGCCACTGTGTTTGGATCGGCGTTCCCCGCCTTCATCGTCGCGTACATTTTGGCCAAAATTGGGTCATCGCTCAGATACGCGCCGCGCCCCATCCAGCCCGCGTCCTTGCGGTTCGGGTGGTAGATGTTGAAGTTGGTGCCGATCCGGTCGCTGGTGCCGTGGTACAGGCGCAGCGGCTCGCCGTACTTGTCAACGGCTTGGCTGCCACCAAAGAACCGCTGAAAGTTCGGGTCGAGTGACAGTTCCGATGGCGGCATATATTTCTCAAGCAGCTCAGGCATCATTGGACCTTCAACCCCCTCGCCGCCAGCGAAGTAGCGAACCTCGGCGGGAACAGCGCGCAGTCCTAAATCGCGGGCGACTGCCGCGCGGGTGTTGCCCTCGATGATGCGCGGTTCACCAAACTGGTCAACACCGATCAAGATCGGGCTGTCCTCGTACAGGCCGTGCCGTTCTACGCTGGGGCGCAGCATATCATACTGGCTTTCGCCCGGTACGCGCACTTCGTTGTTTGCGCCCCGTATGTCTTTAAGTTTCTGTGGGTCTAATTCGATTGCTTTTTTCAGATAACCGGTGACAGCGCCCCGAAAGCCGTTCTCGCGGGCTCGACGTTTCTCGTTTTCTAACCACTCACCGCCGGGGTTGTCGGTGCGTACTTTGGGCTTTTGCCGGGGGCGCGGAACCTTAACGGCGGCCTTGGCGGCAGCCTCAGCAGCAGCTTTGGTTGCGGCCTTAGCAGCAAAGCGCGACGCAATACCCACGTTAGCGCTGTTTTGTTAGGCGACGACCCGCCATCCCACCACCTAATGGCAGCACCGATAGCGCGTCGACCATGGCCTTTGTCCGCGCGGCTTCAGCATTGTCACGCACATACGGACTTAGTTCGCGTGCCCCACCACGTATCGCGGCGAAGTCGCCTGCGCTGGCCGCTACGGGAAACGCAGGGTACAGGGCGGTGTCAAAGGCCATGCCATACGGATCTTCTTTGATAGCGTTAAGGGCAACAGAGCCTGCCCGCTGCGCGTCGCGGAGCATGGTCTGCGGAGATGTGCTGGTAATGTAATTGCCTGCGGCCCGAAGCGCTTTAGGCGTTTCGCTTATGACGGCGCGCGGGATGTCTTGAACCCGATACGCTACGTCGCTCATGCGAACTGGGGGCGTCACCATATTCGCCGGACGTGCGCCAACGCCGCCCGCATTACGGAAACGGGTTTCGTTCGACGCGGCACCAGCGTTGACAATCGCACGATTGCTTACACCGCCCAAGTTTTTGCGGATCTGTGCAGCCTGCTGCGGCGAGTAGCCAGCGACATTCTGTGCGACCCATGCGGTGGCGTTGGCCGGTGTCAGCCCATACTTGTCCGCAAGATCGGCAGTTAACGCCACAAGGTCGTTGCCCCGGCGGCTGACAGCCATCGTCAGGTCATCGTACCAAGAGGTCTGTTTCTTTGGTTGGCCGCCGTTGCGGAACGCCTGCACCGTGCCGCCACGGTACATAGCCGCTGGAGGCGTTCTGAGTTCCGCAAGCTCTTTGACGCGACGACCTGTTTTCAGTTCGACGTACGTGTCCGTCTCTGGGTCGTACTCAACGGCCTTGTCCTCAAACATTATCGTCCCTTTTTCTGGGATCACTGCTGCCGTTTCAGCAACAGGTGCAACAGCGGCTGCTTCGAGGCCAGCCATGTTCTGCGCTGGGTAACCCTCAGTGGCGGTAACGACGATATCCTCCGACGGCTCCGCGCCAACAGGCATCGTTGGTGTGCCGATGCCATATTCGTTCATCAAGCGCTCAACGTCATACCCACGAGCGCCAAGTTGCGCCACCGCAAGGGGTATCGTGGGGACCGCCGTAGGGTACTTTTTGTTCAGCTCAGAGAACTTCGTTGTTATGGGACGGACCGCGTCCAACACATCCTTGCCGTAACGCGCACCTGTGCCCGCTAGGCGACCCGTGCCGAATGCCGCTTCGCCAACAACGCGTGGGACAAGCGCAGGCAACGCAAGAAGCGCCGCAGGATTTATAGCAGCGCCGCTAAACATAGTACCCGCAGCTATCGTGCCGGGCAGTGCGCGTGGCCTATCGCTACTGAGCATCTGCCCAGCGCCACCAGCCTTGACGATACCTTCGGGGTCGTACTTCGCGAGGGTTTCGCCGAGGCTTACCCGCTGCCCGTAATTGGTGTTGGCGTTATTGCGCCAGATGCTTTGCAGTTTGCGCGTCGCGGCGTCTACGTTCACGCGGCGGTCACGTCCCGGCGCAAGGCTAAAGGCACTTTCCAGTTCCTTGACAGCTTCAATACCCTCGCGGGACGCTTTCATGGCGGCCTCGTACAGCGGATCGAAGTCCGCGATCAAGCCTTTGACCGCGTCGTAAGCCGTGCTGGCAATTTGAGTAGCCTTGCTATCGAACGCACCTGTCGCCTTTGACCCAATGTCGAAAAGGTTCTGCTTAAAGTTGTCAACATTGATGGGGAGCAGCAAGTCGGGGTTCTGCGCCGCCTGCGCGGCGTACTCGTCCGTTGTACGCTTCATGCGCTCCCACGCAAGGTGTTCCGTCGGACGATCTGTCAACTTGAGATAGTCGTCGTAGTTGGCAGGTTTGATATCTTCGATGCGCTTCTGGACTTTAGTAAAGTCGAGAGGCTGCGGGTTGATGCCCAAAGACGCCGTGTTGTCCAGATACTGCTGATAGTTTTCGGCCTTGAGGCGATTTACGGCCTCACGTGCGGCTGCCACGTTGGCTTCCGTTGCGCCAGCCGCATTACGCATGTTGTCGGTGAATGCCGTGCTGCGGGGTGTTGGTTTGCCCGCCATACCTTGTGCAAAGCCTGAGCCAGTTGCCTCGCGAATGGCGGGGCCACCAGCACCTGAAGGAAAGCCGACAAGGTTCGACGGTATGTTCTCAACGCCTTCCATCGCACCCGGTGCTTTGTTCTTGGCGGCGGAATACATCGCCGGAACGCCTTCGGTGACAAGCCTTTCGACTAGGGAAGGGAGGTTAGTGTTAAGGCCCGCTTCGACCGCTTTTTCGCCTACCTTACCAAGAAACCCAGATGCCTTCGTCGCCAGCGTTCCGCCGCCACTGAGCAATATCGAAAGGTCGCTGGCGATGCCGACAGGGTCTTTAATCGCCGAGCGCTTGATGTTGTCTAGGCCGCCGTAACGCTCCTCGAGCATTTGTGCGACGGCGGCAGTGGTTTCGCCGGTAGGCTCGCCGCCAGCCTGCTTGACGAGTTCAACGGCCAGATCGGGGATTGACTTGTACAGGCCCACACGCTCGGCGGTTAGTACGCTTAACAACGCGTCCCTCGGAATGGCCGCGAAACCCATAGCAAGCTGTGCGGTGCTTTCGGGCAGATTGCGGAACTGCTGCGCAACACCCTCGAACAGACCGGCATTCTTACTGGCGGACGTATCAACCTCTCGATAGTCAAAGCCCGGTCCGGGCATCCCGCCCTCGGCCTTGACTTTGGCGATGTCCGTCCCGACGAAAAGTGCGTTATCGCGGAAACTTTTAGCCGTCTCTGGCGTCACGATGCCGTTGTCCGAGGCAAAGCCTGTGATCATGTCAGCCCATCCTTCAGGCGTGAAGGCTTCCGACATCTTGTACGCGTCAGCCTGCGCCGTCTGCTCAGGCGTAAAGCGGTAGCCCTTAACGTCTTCGCCTGAAATCTGCGCGCCCGGAGGCAGCTTATCGAACAGGCCGACGGAGGACTGCCGGTCTTCATCCACGGCGGGTTTGAGGGTCTTCTTATACGCCTCCACGTCAGGGACGTAGGCTTCGCCAAAATGCGGACCCACGACTTCCTTGATTGGGTCGATGAAAAATGTCTCAGGCAGACCTGCGGCTTTCAGACGGTTGTTGGTCGCCGCCACCCGCGATATAGCGCGATCACGCTCAGTTTTATACGCTATGTTGTAGGAGCGGACGCGGTTGGATAGAATGCGCCTGATGTTGTTACGCGTCTCTTCGGTGAAGACGCCGCCATTGCCGGTGAACTCTTCCTGAAACTTTTTTGGTAGCCGCTCAAGGGCGGATTGTAGGTTTTGGAAACGCTGCTCATCGCCTTCCCTAACGGAACCTAAAGGGTCTTGAATTTTGGCGGACAGCATTACCAGTTCGCTGTCACCCTCTTTGTCTTTCGGTGTGCGGAGTGCGGCGGCGTACTGAGGGAGGGCGAGGACATACGTCTCCACCGACTTCGCCTTACTGAAGCGGTCGGCTTCCTTGCCCGAAACATCAGCGGCCTCGGAGACAAGTTTCTGCTGCGAGCTGGTTAAGCTGCTTTCAGCTTGCGGACCCTTATACGGAGCCGTTGCCTGTTCCGTTTGAATGTCGATCCCGCCTTTGACGATGTCAATGCCGCCTTTGATGATCTCCTGACCCTTCTTCACCTGCTCAGGGGTTTTTGAAGGCGCAGACGGGAGTTTTTTAAACCACGCGGGTTCGTTGGAAGTTGCCATGTCTTATCTCCAAATTACTGAGTTGGCTCGGTTGGGCCCGCGCTGGTGTATTTAGGCACATTCGGATCTCCGCCGGGGAACACGACGGGCGTGTTCGGCGGCAGATAAACAAGCTGCCTTTGGTCGGTTATAACATAGTTTCCGTACTGGTTCATCTCAGGCATGGCTGGGTAGTCGCCTGTCCCCGGCTGAACGCGCCAAGCGCCGTCGGCAAACACGAGTTTCGGCTCTTGGCTTTTGCGTGCCATTGCGTCAATCTTCGCTATAGCAGTCGCCGTCGTCAAGCCCTGCTTGGCGAGGCCCACCCGCTGGGCGAGCCGGTTCGTCTCCAACAACTCAAGCGCCTCTTTACGGCTGATCTCGCCTTCGCGCTGGGCCTTCTGCTGCGCCGCTAAGACGGGTGTAATGTTTTCCAAGATGCCGCCAAAGCCACGCCTTGTCGTCGGTTGGGCTAACGCCGC